CACGGCTTCATTCAACCTTGACGGTACCATAACTGGTGAACCGTATACACCAAACTACTACAATTATTTAGGCTCAACACTACCAGCTAATCGTTATTTTCCGCAAGACTACGGCGACGAAATTGCCGTAATATCAATCCCATCAAATTTATTTGGCGAATATATTGAACCAAATACACTTACATTAACTTGCATCCACGGTTCCATATCCGATGATGGTAATGGTAATTTAATGTATGGTGGATCCAAAATGGGAGACGTCATCTACGAACACGGTATGATCATAATAACCAAAGATGCATTAAATACGGGTGGATACGGAACTGGAATATATGGTACTGCAAGTTACGGTGTAATAAACATAGCACATAGTATCTGATTTCGCTACTGGTTCATATTTCAACCCATATATCACCACAGTTGGTTTGTACAATAACGACAAAGAATTACTAGCGGTAGCCAAATTGGCACAACCGTTACCTGTGTCTAGTGTAACAGATACAAACATAATCATTAACTTAGATATGTTTTGATATGTATAACTAAACATTTATATGTGGTTATACAACAATACTCCCATCAACACACTTGAAGACATACCTGAAGGTACATTCGGATTCATTTACATCACCACCCATATCCCAACTGGCAAGCGATATTTAGGTAAAAAATCACTATATCACTCCACCAACCAAAAACTAGGTAAAAAGGAACTAGCCGAACAACCCGTAACCCGCGGCCGCGCTAAAACCACCAAACTAGTAACCAAAGAATCGGATTGGAAAACATATTACGGCTCCGCAGACTCCATCAAACTCGCAATCAAAAACAAACAACACGACGAATTCACACGCGAAATAATTCACCTCGTACCAAACAAAAAACTACTCACGTACTACGAAACCAAATACCAATTTATATATGGTGTATTAGAATCCAGCGAATGGCTAAACACTAATATTCTTGCCAAGTTTTACTCAAAAGACTTTGCCTAGCCATATATTCTGCGTATATTCAACATTATGGTAAATGAGTTATTAGTCAATTTAGTAAATTCGGTACTGGGACAAGGTAAACGTACATCGCGAGGCAACATTGCATACCACTGCCCGTTATGTAACCACCCTAAACCGAAACTAGAAATACAATTACTCGAAAATGCAGACGGTAAACACAGATGGGCATGTTGGGCATGTGGTGTTAAAGGTCAAACGGTGCGCAGTTTATTTAAGCAAGTAGGCGTTTCACCGGAACATATGACCGAACTTAAGAAACACGTTAAATCAACGTATTCTGAGTCGACATCAACCACCCCATCCATATTCCTCGAGTTACCTAAAGAATACAAATCATTCATCAACAATAAATCCCGCGTAGCAAAACACGCATACCACTATTTAAAATCCCGTGGCTTAACACCACAAGACATACTTAAATACGGTATTGGGTATTGCGAAGGTGGTTTATACAACAATATGGTAATCATACCATCATACGATAGTAATGGTAAACTTAATTACTTTACCGCACGATCATTTGAGCATGAACCATACGTCAAATACCGTAACCCAATGGTATCGCGTGACATAATAGCATTTGAAATGTTCATCAACTGGGACTTACCCATCATTTTGTGTGAGGGTCCATTTGATGCTATCGCCATTAAACGCAACGTAGTACCATTACTGGGTAAAAACATACAACCACAACTAATGAAAAAGTTAGTTGAGTCCCGCGTACAAAAAGTGTATATTGCACTAGACAATGACGCAATTAAGAAGGCAATTGAGTTCTGTGAAGAACTACTAAACATAGGCAAAGAAGTATATTTGGTCGAATTAAGTGGGAAAGACCCATCATCTTTAGGTTTCGAAGTATTTACCAAATTAATCCAAACAACACAACCATTAACTCAATACCGACTAATGGAACGTAAACTACAACTCATATGAGTAAAATTAAACGATCGTATAACCGCATTCTGGAAATATCCGACGATGCACAACAAATCACATTACCAGACTCACGTTACTATCGCCGTAACGGGCACTACTACCCGAGTATCACTTATGTATTAAATTCATATCCCAAGGGTCCACACTTCGAAAAATGGCTGAAACAAGTTGGATTTGCATCTGAACATATAGTTAAAAAAGCAGCGGAGGAAGGCACGCAGGTACACGAAATGGCGGAAGCATATTTAAACGGTGAAGAACTACATTTCCTTTCACCTACTGGACAACCATTATGTAACCCAGATGTATGGCAAATGTTATTAAGATTTGTCGACTTTTGGGAAACACATAACCCCACACTAATTGAGGCCGAAGTACATTTATTTTCAGACGAATTGAAAGTAGCAGGTACATGCGATTTAATCATCGAATTGAATGGTGAACGTTGGGTACTGGATTTAAAAACATCCAACCATTTACACACCACATATGATTTACAAACAGCGGTATATGCGCAATGTTACACCGAATGTTTCCATAAATCCATAGATCGTTGCGGTATATTATGGTTGAAATCCACCAAACGTAAATCAAACCCGGACAAATTGCAGGGTAAAGGTTGGGAAATAGTTGAATCGACTCGCACATTTGAGGAAAATATTGACATATTCAAAAACGTGAAACGCATATTTGACATTGAAAACCCAACACATAAACCGGCATTTACCGAATTTAAAACCACAGTTAAACGTAAACTGTAATATGTATAGCCATGATTAGTCTTGTACAATTACTTAAGGAAATACAAAATAAACCACACGCTATATTCCTAGCTGGACCTGCTGGTAGTGGCAAGTCATATATGTCCCAACAATTAATCCCGTCATCATTGACCGTAATTAATTCAGACGACACATATGAGGAAATGCTAAAAGCTAGTGGGTTGGGTATGAAACAAAAAAACTTCACACCTGACCAACTATCGCAAGCAGCCAAAATGCAAGCACAGGCACGTAAAACCACACAAGACAAGCTATCCCAATCCATCCAAAACATGCAAGACATAGTAATTGATGGAACCGGAGCAGCAGCCAACCCAGTACTGAAGAAAAAACAGGAACTCGAGGCACTTGGATACACAACATTAATGTTAATGATTTATGTTTCACCATTAACTTCACTTAAACGCAACGCAGAACGTGACCGTAGCTTAATGCCTGGTATTGTGTTGCGGACATGGCGCGATGTAAATCGCAATATAAACACATACGCGCGCGAATTTGGCGATAACTTTATATTAATAAACAACGACCCGAAAGACGCAAACAAATCGTTTTCTGCCGCGTTACTTGAACCATATTTACTTGACCAAACAGCAACCGGTAAACCAAAAACACCGGAAGAGCAAGCAAAATCAGACGCAGACAAAGCACAGTTAAACCGTGATATAGAGCAAATGGTAAAAACATTACCAAAATTCGACACATTAGACAGTGCCAAACAAAAAATAAACACATTCATATCATGAACCAACTAGTACAATCCATTATTCAACCATTCACCGAAACACAAATGAAATCAGTTGCGTTAGTTCCGGGTGGATACAAGCCACCAACATCAGGCCATTTTTACCTTGTGAACGAGATGGCTAAACGTAGCGAAATAAACGAGGTGATTGTACTAATTGTTGGTGTGCGTAGTGAAGCAGACCAAAACGATATTAAACGATTCGATTCACTTAGCAAAAAATACACTAACTTCAAAACCATCATTTTACCTGGCGACCCAGACATTAGTGGTACTAAAGCACGCCAAGTATTAATATCAGGTAACTATGAAGCATTCAAACACTATCTACCAGATGCGTTGAGTGATGCTGAAAAACAACAAGTAGTAGACATACTTAACCCACAAACCACCGTAACCGAAACAGAACAACCCACTGATTCACGCCAATTACTATTAGGATATATCCAGTCATTAAACGAATATATGGTTAGTGAGGGAATGAACGTACAACCATTACCACGCGTTGAATTAATCGACAACGATACCAAAAATGCTAGTGATTTCTTCGGCAAAACCGCATACTACAACCCCGGTACAATCACTGTCACTTTATACACACTGGGTAGACATCCAAAAGACGTGATTCGCTCTTATGCGCATGAAACAATCCATCACATCCAAAACTTGGAGGACCGTTTACCCCAAATATCCACCACTAATACAAACGAGGACGGCAAATTGGAAGAAATCGAACGCGAAGCATATGAACGCGGTAACATTACATTCCGAAAATGGACCGATTCAATTACAAACAAATCCGTGCCAAACTAAATCTGGGTACGTATATTCACAGTTATGCAAACATTATTAGATTTATACAAGATCATTAGGGAAGAGGAACACCC